CACTGATCGGACCGCAAGGCAACCCAGGCGCGGATGGCAACACGATCCTCTATGGCTCATCCGATCCTACGGCTGGCCTCGGCGTTAACGGCAATTTTTTCATCAATACCGCAACGCATTTTATGTTTGGCCCGAAAGCGGGCGGCGCTTGGCCCGCTGGCACCTCATTGATCGGGCCAACGGGGCCGCAAGGACCAGCGGGAGCACCCGGCAGCGGCGGCTCGACTGTTCTGGTTGCTGATACCGCGCCAACCGGCCAGCCGGATAATTCATTGTGGTGGGAAAGTGACAGCGGCTTGCTCTACATCCGCTACAATGACGGCACCTCGACGCAATGGGTGATCGCATGTCCGCAGCCGGATATTTCGACGTTCGCACTCAAGACTGATTTGGCTCCAGCCATCGCCGCCAGTGCCGTGCGTTACGATGCCGCACAATCACTGACCGCTCCGCAACATCAACAGGCGCGGCAAAACATTTATGCCGCGCCGATCAATGCACTCGCGTACAACGGCTTGCAGATTAACGGATCGTTCGACGTTAATCAGGTCGGGATTAACAGCTCTAATGGTTTTTTCTGCGACGGCTGGCGTGTGACCGGGGTGGGCGGGGCGGTAGTTATAGCGTCGGCGTCGGCAACAGGGCTGTTTCCCGGTCTGCCGGTTTTTTGCAATGTGCAAGTGTCAACTGCACAACCGACAATGGCGGCGGGTGATTACTGGATCGTTTATCAAATGATCGAGGGTTATCGTATTGCAAGGCTGGCATGGGGAACACCCGCCGCGCAACCGCTCACAATTGCATTTTGGTCGGCGCATCATCGTCCCGGTATCTACACCGGCACCGTCAAGAATGGTGCCGCGAACGACACTTGCGCTTTTACTTACACGCAAGCCGCTGCCGACACGCCGCAATATAATGTTGTGACGATCCCCGGCGCTCCCTCACAGCCGTGGCCGACAGACAATACGGTTGCCTTGGGCATTTATTTTGCATTGGCTTGCGGCACCACTTACAGCGCGGCGGGAACCGGAATTTGGCAAGTCGGCGCTAACTACATTGCAGGGCCGGGACAAGTGAACGCGGTTGCCGCAACATCGGACGTTTTCAGACTGTCCGGCGTGATGGTCCTTCCCGGCAACGAAGCGCCAAGCGCGGTGCGCCATCCTTTCATCATGCGCCCGTATGATCAGGAAGTGACACTATGCAAACGCTACTACAATAGTTTTCCAAATGTGGTCATGTCGGGTAATTCCCTCAACGCGGTTTACACATACATCTCGTTTTTCTACCCGCAAATGCGCACGACGCCGACGGTGGCCTTTACCAACATGGTCAATACAAATAGCGGCGGGCCAGCGCTTTTGGTTGCCGCGCCAAACAGTCTGTACCTCTCAATGCAAAATTTCGGTGCTGCGGCATTTTATTCAACCTTCGACATGGCACTCGACGCGAGGATTTAATGGCACTCGACTTTCCGACCGCACCAACAGTCGGCCAAAAATATCCGGCATCACCGTTGCCCGGTGTTCCTGTCTACACATGGGACGGCGAAAAATGGACGACCATCGGCGGCGCGGTTGTCGGTCCTGGCTTGCCGGTGTTGTACGATACCGCGCAGACGTTGACCGCTCCGCAGCAACAGCAAGCGCGACAAAACATCTATGCAGCACCGTTTGACGCGCTTGCCTACAACGGATTGCAGATCAACGGCGCGATGGATATCAGTCAGGAAAAAGGTACAACCACAACAACAGCAATGGGCGGCAACTATATTTTAGATGGATACAGACTGTTTGGTGCGGGCACGATGGCTGTCAGCGCCGCGCAAGTTGTGTCCGGCGTAAACGGGTTTAATAATTGTCTGACAGTCTCGGTGACGACAGGGCAAACCACGCTTGGGGCAAGCGACTTTGTTCTGATCATGCACCAGATTGAAGGCTGGCGTGTCGCCCGATTGCGTTGGGGAACGGCGGCAGCACAGCCGATGACAATCGCCTTCTGGTCAATACATCATCGCACCGGGCTTTATAGCGTTCAGGTTCAGAACGGAGCCAACAACCGCTCTTATGTTTTTACCTACACGCACAATGCGGCAGATGGCTTTCAATACAACGTGGCAACTATTCCCGGCTGCACTGATGGCGCATGGGCAACTGATAACGCCGTGTCGATCAACATTTGTTTTACGCTGGCGGCGGGCGCGACCTATACCGCGTCAGCGGCAAATACTTGGCTCACCGGAAACTTCATGGCGGCACCGGGCCAAGTAAACGGCGTTGCCGCCGCTACCGATGTTTTCCGCATCACTGGCGTCACCGTCCTCCCCGGCATCGAAGCACCAAGTGCCGCGCGCTCGGCGTTCATCATGCGGCCTTATGATCAGGAGTTAGTGACGTGCAAACGCTATTGGGAAAGATTGGCAATTTATTTGTCCGTCTATTCCACTAGTGGTACTGGCGTTGCTGCATCCGGGTTTTTCTCTGTAGAGAAGCGGGTAAGTCCTACATTAGTTTTTAATAATGTCGCATCATCAAATTGGACGTCATCAGCCTCATACCCAGACACAAGGCGGGTCATCAGTGTTGGCAGCAGTCCGGCGACAGGTGGTTGTGTTATTGATGTAGCATATACTTGTGACGCGAGGCTTTAATGTCAGAATATCAACTCACCGCAACCGACAGCGTCATTCGCACCGAGGATGGCGCTTGCATACCAAACGATCCGGCCAACCGCGACCGCGCTGAGTACGAGCAATGGCTCGCCGCTGGCGGCGTGCCGGATCCTTACGTCGCGCCCGAGTCAACGCCGCCAGATCCCGCGCCGGAAACGACCGTGCTCTACGATCACGAAAACCGTATCCGCGCGATTGAGGGAGCGCCGCCGCTCACGCTCGCGGAGTTTATCAACAAGGCCAACGGCTAAATGTCACCGATTGAAACCAGCGGCAAGGTGTTGGGGTCGGCCATCGACGCCATGAAATCTGCGCCGCTCGCTATCGCGTTGCTCGTTGTCAATGTCGGCTTTCTCGGCTTTGCCGCCTATCTGCTCGGCGAGGTCGCCGCAAATTCGCGCGAGCGTAACAAGTCGCAAACGGAATTGATCGCGAAACTAGTCACCGACATCCGCGATTGCAGACAGGGGCCGAAAACAGAACTACCGCTGCCGTTCAGGCAGGTCATACGATGACGCTCAATCTGCGCGGTCGCGTGTCATGGTTCGGCGGTCCGCTGGACGACGGTGTCTCGCCGTCCGAAAATCTCGCGTTCATCTATGACATTTACACCGCACCGCATCTGTTCCTCGCAGTGCAGCCGGAAGGAACGAGCGGGCTGGCGCGACGGCTCAATCCATCGGTGCCGTTCATCGCGACCAGGTGGGACTACAACGTCTTTCCGAAAGTGATGCTGGCGAGCATGGACTACGTGGCGCTGGTGCGAGCGCCGGCAACGGGCCGGCAATTCCGCGCCTGGCCTGCCGATTGGGGCCCCGGCGAGCAGACCGGGCGCGTGGCCGACATCAGCTCGGGCCTCATGGAGTACCTGGGGATCCTTACCGACGACGATGTCGAGGTGACTTTTCCGTATGAGGGCGGGCTGACCGTCTAGCGCATTGCCCGGCGGACTATCCCTTCCCGCCGGGCGGTAGGCTGCTCGCGCCTTTCGCGGGTTCCTCCGACGAAGACTAGGCCCCGCTTCGGCGGGGCCTATTTTTATTTGAGCTGCTGTTTGAGGGTCTCATTGCGTATCGTCCAGAGCTCACCGTCCCAAATATAATCGAGCGTTATGCCGGGGATTTTTTCTTTCAGTCGCCGCCCCAGGCGCAGCGGAAGCGGCGTATCGCGGCGCTCGGCATCCATCCACCGCGCCGGTGAAATTTCCAGCATTCTCGCGAACAGCGTCGGGTTTTCATAACCGAGGCATTCGCGTAAATGCCGCATCCGTTGGCTGCCGGTCAATCGATCCCGCTTCATGCTATTTTTGTGCCACAGGACTCGCACAGGTGGCTACTGGTGGCGGGGCCGCCGGCTGGCCGGCCAATGACCGCAACTCGAAGGGCCAACCGCCCTCGGTGGCCGATTTTAGGGCAGACAGCATGCCGTCCGACCAGCCGCGATCGGTGTAGAAAACCGAAAGCTCTGCCGCGGGCCGCCAGGCGAGCCCGGCCAGGATGCCCCACTGGCGCTCGGTCGGCGCCTGGTCGTCGAGGATGCCCGGCTGGGTGTAGAGCAGGTGGGAGGCGATCGGCGCTTCGCCGCGCTCGAGGCAGTCGCGCATGCAAGCGCGGGCGTAGCGGACGTTGGCGTCAACGTCGCCGGCGTATGGGCTCTCGAGGATGACTCGCTTCATGGGTTCAGCCACACAAATTTTCCACGCTCAATTAAAGACTTTACGAATTCGTCGTGCTCTTTCTGTTTCAAGATTTGAGCGGCAGTCATTTTTCGTTTAGGCACACATCCTTCCAGCGCCGCTGTAATACCCACCTTGCAATTGCTCATATCGATGAAGGTTTTTATTCTTCGGCTTCGCCTAAACCATTCGCCTCGCAGGCGCTCTTTCTCAAAAAACTTATGCAGCTTTTCTTCTTCGGCTGCCCCGCCTGGAAATTCGGTAAGCACGAAAAGCTCGTAGGGCGAACTGATTTGAAGGGCAGCAAGTCGGACTCCAGCTGATCCGCTTAAACCGATTTTCACTGGTCCGCGGTCGCGCTGCCCGATGATGTAAACGGACGTAAAGCAAAGGCCCTGATCGCTCATGGCTTGACAACCACCTGTTTTTCAAACCGGAACATCTGCGAACGTCGGCGATTCATTCGGGTGAAATTCGGGTGATTTGTGTCACCGCTTGAGCACTTTTGGCCCGTTTTGTTCTCATTCGCGGTTTTGCTTGGCCGCGTGCCGATGCTGATTTTGCTTTGATTTTCGTGGGGTTTGTTGGTCGGGGCGGCGGGATTTGAACCCACGACCCCTTGTCTCCCAGGAAAGGACGCTCGCGTCTGATTTGCGTTTTGCGTCCGCACGTTAGGCCTTCTTGCCAGCTCTAGTCGGGTGATTATTCGGGTGAATTCGGCGCGACTTTGCAACGGCCTCGAAAGCCTGGGTGATCTCGCTGTCGAGGACGTGCGCATACCTGGCCGTTGTCTTGATGTCGGCGTGGTTGAGCGCGCGCTGGACCAGTTTGAGGTTGCCGGTTTCGCGCAGCAGCTTTGTTCCGACATCGTGCCGGAAATCATGCAGCCGGAAATCCTGCAGGCCGGCGCTCTTGCGCAGGCGCTTCCAGTAAGATTTTACGCCCTCGACCGTCAGCCGATAGCGCTGCCCCTTGATGCGGCCCTGGCGGGTGCGTTGCGCCACGTAGGTAAAAACAAACTCGCCGTGCTGGCCGCGCAGCGGCCACAGGATAGCGCGCACGCCGTCGGTGATGGGGGTGGTCACATCCTTGCCGCCTTTGCCGGTGGTCTTGATCTGGCGGGTGCTCCAGTTGACGTTTGCCCAGCGCAGGAAGATGGCCTCGTTGCGGCGCACGCCGGTGGTGCGCAGGAAGGCAAAGAATGGCTCGAGGTCATCGCGCATGGCGGCGTCGAGCTGGTCGCCTTCCTCGTCATGGAGCTCGCGCACGCGTTCCACCGGTTCCTTAAGCATAAAATCCGACCATTGCGGCTCGCGCTCGAGGCGCAGGCCGCGGTCGCGGCGCTTGGCAAACGTGAACAGTTTTTTGAGAACCTCGGTGGTGGTGCGGTTGACGGTCGCGTTGGTAACCAGCGGGCCCTTGCCATCCTTGCGCGGCACCTGGTGGCCGCGCCGCCAGGTAATCAGGCGCTCAACGTCGGCGCCGGTGATGTCGGAGAGTAAAGTCTGCGCGCCGAAGAATTCGACCAAGCGGGCAACGTCGCGGTCGGTATTGTCGCTGTTCGCGTGGTGCTGGCCGATGGCGTTCCAGTAGGCGTCAGCAATGTCATCAAGCACCAGCGATAGCGAGGCGGTGGCTGCTCGCTTGACGGCGCTGGCGGCTTTTTCCTTTGCCTGCTTCTCTACGATTTCCGCTTCGCGGCGGTTCGCTGTTTGTGTCGAGCCGCGAAACCGATTACCTCGGATGGCGAACGAGTATTGATAGTAGGGTGATTTTTTGTCGCGCCAGATAGACATGCTTCTCTCCGCCTCCGCCGCTCTTTAAATTCCGCCAGGTCATCGTCGGCAAAGCGCATGCGCGGTTTTTTGCTGCCGCGGCCAACGTTGATGTAGCGGAGCTCGCCATCGTGGACTAAGCCGCGGACCTGCCGAACGGTGACCTGCAATTCCGCTGCCGCCTGTTTCGTGGTGTATAACATTCGCTGCAACAGTCCAATTGAATTGGACTAACCTTCATTTAATGCCAATTTTTCGGGGGTTTTAGCTTCAATTTGGGCTGTTCGGCGTCGACCAGGCATTGCAAAAGCTCGGCCAGCGATTCCATCGTCCTGATCTCATAGTCCGCCTGCGGTACCGACATGCGGCCCTGCTCAATCAGGCGCGGGTACACCCGCGCGCGGTATTTGAGCTCGCGCTGAATGCAGGCCAGCATTTCGGTCGGTGTGCTCACGGGTTGGCCTCAAAAAACGCGCGAGAAAAACCCGGCGGCGTTTCGCTTCGCTTCGCTGCCCGGTCTGCCGAAGGCGGCAGCCGGTGCATCCGGCTTCCTTCAGTCGCCGCGACCGGCGTCTTGTAGGGTGCATTGAACCGCCCCCACAGGCAGGTTTTTTTCGTGTAGGGATCGCCGTAGTCGGACGGATTGAAAATATAGGCCGGCTCGCCGAGCCACCGGTTGAGGCGTCCGACCGGGTTTTCGATTACCCACCACTGCGGACGGTGCGTCAGGATAATCCTGCAGCAGGCATCGACGAGCGCGAGCCCGTCAAGCAGCGGCTGGCGCCCCTTGCCTTCCCACCAGCGCGCCCCGCTGCCGGCAAATTCCGTGCAGGGTGGTGCGGCAAGAATCCCGCGGGCGGGATATGGCAATGCCTCAAACAGCCGGACATCGTCGCCGGATTGCAGATCAATCTGGATAACGTCGTAGCCGGCTTCGCGGTACGGGCGCGACCAGTTGCCGGTAAAATCACAAAGGGAGAGCACGGTCATCATTCCGCTGGTGCCACCATTGCCTTGCCGTTTTTGACCTTGCGCCGGATCGGCAGCGGGATCTCGAAGTGATCGAATTGCGCGCGGATGCTGCCGAAGAAGGCGCGGCAGTCGGACACTTCCTGGCGGCCCGCCTCAACCTGCGAGGTCAAGGCAGCCTGGTCGTTGCGGAGCTGTGCCACCTCGAGCTCCAGGGCCTTGATGGTACGATTGCGCGCCTCGATCGCCAGCGTGGCCTCGGTGAGCATGACCTGGAGCGCCTGGCGCTGTTTTTCGTAATCATCGACCAGGGCGGCGGCGCGCATCATCACCGCCTTGTCCTCACTCGGCGGCTCGGGCGCCGGCGCGGGTTTTGGCGGCGGTGTAATTTTCGCAATTGCTGGCACTTCAAATTGTTCGGTCATCTCACTCTCCTGCCTGGGCGTCGATCTCGTTAAATTCCGCCGCGGCCACCACGGTGAGTGGCTCGATCACCACCACCGGGCCGTCCATGACGGTGCTGCCGGGCCAGCGATACTCAACGACGCCGATCGTGACCGGTGGCTCGAGCGGCTCG